GGAGGGAAGGAATTGGACACACTTTCGCTATCGTCACAATGCACGACCCGCCACGCTCCGGCCCGGCTCGCAAAGAGCAAGGTAGAGCCACACGGGAATGACCGGTGATGCGCCTGTAGTGAGCGGAGAGCAATCGGCGAACCTTTCCCTTGCACCTTTGACCCTTTGGTTTCCAACGCGCTGTACGGCAGCTTGGACTGCCGCAGGGAGCATTGCGGATGTGGCGACTGACTAGCAGGCTGGCGCCTGCTGTAGGGAAGTGATTCAAACCGGATTGGCGAGCGAATGAATCCACCTAGATTCAGCGCCAGCAAACCCCGAGTCACTATCGGACGATTCAATGTCGATGGGAGTTTCAACGCCAGATTGGAGCAACCGTAATGCGGTTAGAACGGAGCATGAGTTTCACGCGCAAGGCAACCAATCGCCAGCGTATCCCAATCCACCGACTGCCAAAGAGCAAAACCGTAGAATCCCCTTGTAAATCCGGTAGTATCTTGCTGTCAATAGTTCTCCTTGAGATTTCCATATAAAGTTGCGTTAACGTTACAGACTTAGACTCAAAGAGTTAGCTGGCATGGTGCTTGCTTGGCTACATTCGGCAGGAAGATATCGAACTAATGGGAGTATGGCAGGGGGATTTGCTTGTCGGCAGAGAGGGACAAGCATCGACTGAGCCGGGAGGATAGGACATTGGGTAGTGGGGTCTTTTCATTTTACTGTTGACACATTACCTAACAGTTGGGTATTGTAGCGTGCGTATGAAAAAAGTATTCATTTTGAACTACGGCGACGGGGGAATGCTCGGCATATACTCGTCGGTTAAAAAGGCCGTCTTTGCGGCACAAAACTCGTTCACCAGTCGCAACCTGACGATGAGCGGCAGCCAAGCTGCAATCGCGATGACATCCCTTAGAGAGTCGCCGCATGGGACAGCGCGCCTGCAAGCACCACCTAATAATCCCCATGCCGTCACTCGGCGACTCGACGCAATTAAAGCCCTACGCCACGAGCACACACGCCAGTTCATGCGCGAAAACTGGGCATCCATGCAAACCGTCACGTCCAAGATCGTAAAGGCTTGGGCCGATTACCATTTCTCTGCCGATTGTGCGAAAGAAAAAGGCGTCTGCTTTAATTGCTGCAAACCAGCCAAGGACGAGTTCAAAGTCGCCGTAGATACCGCTGAGCGCACACTGCTGTTCTGCTCCACTGAATGCCGGATGGATTTTGGCGTTAGTATCGGATTAACCTAAGCCATGATTTTCCGCCGCCGCTACTGGAATGAAATCGTTGACGCTGACAGAAACCTCCGACGCATCGACATATACTGTCCCGGCTGCAACTGTTTTGAGTCCTCTTGTGTCTGCCCGCGTTGGCGTCAAAGTCTGCAAATCTGGAAGAGAAGATGGCTGCCCAAATGGCTGACCCTGCGCAGGTAACTTTCAACGGCCCGGCCGGCCCGGTATCATTTGATACTACCGGCCGGGCTTTTCACTTTCTTCCGAGCGCGTGGCGTCATAAGACGCGGCGTGTGCCAAATAAGGCAACCGTTCACAGCGGCCTGCTGACACGCTGCCGACGCGGATAGATGGAGTAAAACCATCGTGCTTAGTCGTTGGCTTGTAGGGCAAGATCCCTGCCGCGCTCACCCTAATCTTTACCGGAACGGCTTCCCCGGTAAATCTATTACGGAAGCCACAACCATAAGGAAACATGATAGCTGTTGAAGCTACCGATCAATACGATGCATCGAAAACCCTCCTGATTGCGAAATGGAGCGTTCTGTGAAGGTCTTGATCGTTACGCCAGTGCCGAAATGGCTCCCCCACGACATCGCAAAAGCTGCGCGGGCACTACGGCTCGCGCAGCAATGCGTCCGCAAGGTTCTCAAACTAGATAATAAGGAGCACGAGGCCCTTTTGAATATCGAGCGAAAGGCGGAACTAGAGGCTACTTGCGTTATCTTACAAAGGGCCGAGGCGCATATCTGGGGGAAGTTCCCGCGAAAATTGTGCGACGCCTCCCGTGATGGGTTAAGGCCGCCAGAATGAAATGCCCGCACTGTGGAAACGACATCAACATCGGCAGCTTGCTCGGCAGCCAAACGTCCAAGGCCAAGGCCAGGGCGTCACGCCGCAATGCCAAGCTCGGCGGCTGGCCAAAGGGCAAGAAGCGCGGCAAACGCCGCCCAAAGGACGCCAACGCGCTCGCGCACAGTGTTGTCTAAGGTGTATTACTGGGGTAGTAGTAAGGTTCCGATCATTGTGCGCAATAAATATCGGCCCGCCAAAAATGCGTGGAAATCCTACGTTAACGTTAACGCTCTCTGCATTGTTATGAAGCACTTAGAAGTCCAGTAGGTAGAACTAGCGCTGAGTCTGTTAGGCTTGATCGCTAGCCTAGACGAGCGTCTTACACGGAAGCCTAGCACAGAGCCTTAGACCGCCATGGGGGACACCGGGGGCACCCGCGGGTGTCGCTATGCTACATATACGTTTGCCTTCTCTACTCCAGCCCTTCATGTATGGCCAATCTTCCCGTAGGGCTTCTGCCAACAACTCTCTTTGGTTTCCTCCCTCCCCCCGTACCCCCACCCACCTTCCGTGCTGAGCCAAAGGCTGTAGGATCGCCGTACACAGTAGGAGGTGTTGTTCCGCCAGTCGGCACTGTTCTTTTTGCTACCGAATTGGTGTCTTTGCAGGTGAGATCAACGCGACTGGCATTCCTTCTCCGCGTGTAATCGCACCTGCAAAAAGCCAGCACCTCCTTGGCGGCTTGTGTGTTCCCCTTTCCATAACTTCAAAGTAGAGGATTCAATTAAGCCGCCCGCAGGAGGCGAGCGAGCCGGAGGCCGACAGGCCGGAGGGTCGGTGCCTCCGAGGAGCGGAATCAGCTCCTACGCTGTTGACGGTCCGATCTCCCCCACTCCCCCTCTTTCTCCGTCTCCGTGCTTTTTGAGCCGTTATATTTGCGTGACACCGTTACATGTCACGCAAAAACACTTGACCGCAGAATCGGATTTTGTCACGGTGGCATCAATACGCAATCCTTGCAGCCATGTACGGTAAATTCTTCCGATCCTGCTTCCAGGGCTCTATGGTCGGGGCCGGGGCTCACGTCTTCTCGGTCTGGGCCTACGCCATCAGCCACGCGGTTAAATCCAGGGTAGAACTCAACCCGGAATATCTCTGGAGAATTATCGGCTCCACCAAGCAGGAAATGGTTGATGCCATTGAGTTCCTTTGTCGGCCAGATCCGGCAAGCAGGCACCCGGAATCAGAGGGGCGCCGATTGGTTAAAGAAGGTGCCTACCAATACTTCCTACCGCAGTTTGAGCGGTACCAGAAAATCAAGAATAACGACGATCTTCGAGAGCAAAACCGGATTCGTCAGGCTCGGCACAGGGCCAAGAAGGGCGGTTCCGCCCGCGAGCGCCAATTCGACAAAGCCCTAGGCGACGGCAACGCCACGGTCGCAGACGGCCTCTCTGACGCCATGCATGACAAACCTGTGGAACATCCTCCTACGGTGACCCCGGTCGAAAACCCATCTCCTCAGCCCACAGCCACTTAAGAATCCTTTCCAGCAAGCATCCCTGACCCGTGGAACATTTTCACGGCTTTCGACACCCCTCTGTATGCTCCCCGCCTCTGGATCCGCACCACCGGCAGAACTTGGAGTCCTTGGGCGGCCTTCCCGGCCCTCGCGGTTTCCACGGCTGGTAGCCCAACCTTCGTCTTTGGCGTTCCGCGTCGTAGGATCGACGCCCAGGAGCAGTGGTGGGCATCCTGGTGCGTGGTCTCTTGAACAACTGGGCCGGTTCCGGCTCCTCCTTCTCAGGTGGTTTGAACCTTATCAGCCCTTTGGCGATGAGGCGGGCGGCGATCTCCTTCAGCCCTTCCATAGGTTCAGGGTCTTCAGGAACGCTTCGGCGCGCTGAGCGGCCGCGGCGTGTAGAACTTTGAATGTTGAGATTTTTTCGTGAAGTTCTCCGCAAGAGGTATTTACCGCATCAAATAGTCGGGCATCGTAAGTTAACTGCTTGTTCTCAGGTAACACCTTCTCCATCTCGGCACAGGCGTTCAGGTCGTTGAGGTAGTCGGGCACCAAGTCGTCAATGACATCGACTGGCGCACTGCTTATGGTGGCTCCGTGTAGAATCCAATAATCGCGCTGCTGAGCGTCTCGCGGCTTGGTCAACTTGATGAGTCTCTTGCTTTCCGAGGTCCATCGCTCAAAACCACACGCCTCCGCAATCGCGATTCGTTGTTCTTCAGGTGTCATCGAAACACCCCCGGCCACAGCTGGCCCCAAAAAGAGATGTAGGAGTGAAGAGCGGTGGCGGCCAATACATCCCGAAAGGTCGCCTGCTCTGGCGAGTTTGGTTTGATCTGCATAATCACTTGCTCCACTCCATTTCCTTGGGCAGCAGGATGCCAGGGAAACCGACAGGGTGAGCCTTGACCTGCTCGTAGAGGTAGAACCGCCCCCCGGCGCCACGGCTTCGCTCAATAATCCCTTCCTTCCGGTGTTCCTCTATGTGGTCCCAGTAAGGGCTCCCGATCCTTAGCGCCACTTTGGTCCCGCAGACAAGGCAGCGTCCCTCGAAATTGAACCATCCGGCCAGTGGCCTGGCTTTTGGTAGAGGCTTGGCAGGCGAGGCGGGTAATTCTCCCGCTGTGTCGGGGCCTCTTGCTATTGGTGATCCCGATCCGGGCTCCGGTGATGGACAGTGTATCCCACCATCCCGCCTAAAAGTATCGTTCGCAGGCTCGCTCATTTCGGCAGTTTGGTTTCCTCCAACAATCTGTCAATCTCCTCGATGCAGGCGCGGTGGCGGCCCGCACAGTGAGACTTGTTGTCCAGTTCGTAGTCCTCCACATCCTCGTACAGCAGCACGCGCACGCGAAAGAGAAGATCCTGCACATCTTTGATGAGCTTCTCGTTCACGGGTGGCAGCCCCTTCATCTTCCGCACGATGATGGGATACCACGGCTCCCCGCCGTTCTCACCAGTCGAGTTCAGGAGTTCCGCGACCAGTTCACTGGCCGCTTTGTGGATGGCTTGGGTGCGGGCGTCGCTCATTTCTTTGCCTCCTTCACTTTCTGTTGCTCAAGTTTTTTGGCGGCGCGTTCGGCGCGGGCGTCATTGCGAGCAAGCTCGCGAATTTCTTGCAGCTTCGCCGCATCGTACTCTTTCTTTTCACTCTCCTCCTGACTTGGCCGAGGGTCCAGCGGCGTGCCCTTGGTAAGCAGCTCCACGTAAAAACTGCACATCTCTTGTCTTGTCGAGTCGTCGTTCCAGAAGCCAGGGTGTAGGATTTTGCGAGACAGTGAAATCGCTGCCTGCTCCATTTGTGTCCGTGAAGCGACTGCCGGAATCGGATCGACAAACCGCACCTTCGCCGGGTCTTTGGCGACAACAACGCAGATGCCGTTCTCGCGCAGGAGATCGATGTTCTCTTTGTCCATCACGTCCGGCGGCAGGATGATCATTGGCTTCATCGCGCGAAGCCTTAGCTGTAGTCACGAAGACTACAACTCAAAATTCCTACGCAGAAATACGGATTGACCCCGGTAGCTCAACGCCCCATTGTCCGCCCAAATGAAAAAACCACATCGCAAACTGAAGCGGAAGAAGGCGGCGAAGCGGAAGAGCTTTCGTGGGTACTGAACAATTGAACAATTCCAAAACACCAAAAGTCCGCGCACCGACTTCCAGCCGCGCGATTCACAGTAGGCGTTGTAGGCGATCTCTCCGAGTTGCTCGCTGGTCATAGAAGAAGTGTGGGGCTGTCTGCCGATCTCGGTGCGCGGCGAACCGCTGCCGCACTGGAAGCAGCAGGATGAAGCCCTGCGTGAGGCGTGGAGCAAGGCTGCTGACGCAGTGGCGTTCACGCTGCGAAATCTTGCGGCTCCTGGCTAAACTCCAGCAATCACTAACCCCGATGTTGACTTGCTCGCCGTCGTCAGCTCCGCGCTCTTGACCATATCGGCTGGGGCCTCGGCGGCGATGGGGTAGGTGAGCGAATCGAAGGGGTGTTTGTGAATGCTCTTCTTGATGTAGTCGCTTCCAGTGCCCTCCCTGAGATTTGCGATCATGGTGCGCGTTGCTGTGAGCTGGGCAGAGATGAACATCCGCCGTTCGTAGAGGAGTTGCCACGCAAGCTGCACCCGTTCCCTCTGGGAGTTCTTGTACTTCGGGGCGCCGGCTAAATCGATCTGCCCACCGGACGCCTCGTAGACGATGGAGGCCGTCGTGCGATCTGCTGCCGCGCGTTTCTCGAACGCATCGGTGTCACTCCAATGCCGCCACTTGATGACGACGTTGTGATGTTTGAGTTGCCAGTCGGTCCAGAACTTGATCTTGCGCAGAGCCTCCCAGGTGAATTCCTTGATCGACATGTAGGTGGCGATGATGACGAACTCATCGAGAGCGGCGAACGACACCAACCTTCGCATCTTTGCATCCTCACCAGCGATTTCATTGGTGATCTTTTCGACGATGTGGAACGAGTGATTCTTGGAGAGGCCAGCGTCCCAGCCGGAGAGAAGAACCCTGCAGGCGGGCGTTGGGACAATCGCTGAGCGTTCCTCTGGAGGTCCATCGCATTTACCGAGCACATGAATCCCCTCGTCGTAGACATCGGAGAAAAACCCGTCGGTGATGTCCTGCTCCCAGATGCCGAGGCAGAATCGGTTGAACAACGTGACCCTCTTTCGGTACCGGGCGTAGAGTTCATCCCTCTGCCTTGGATCCAACTGCGGGTTGTCCTCGATCATCACGAGGATCTTGTGGAGACCCTGCCTGAAAATCTTGTCGGACTCGGGTTCATCCTCCGGCGCTGGCGAGTCGAGGAACTTGAACCAGAGATCGTGCATCCAGTTGTTCGGCCCGGACTCCGGCGGGTTGCAGTCGCAGATGATCTGGTGGTGGTCGTATGGAACGCCCGGCATTCGCAGCGCGTCACAGAAGATGTCGAAGGCGTGACGGTCGCAGTACTGGTCGAACTCAGAGAGCCAGAAGCCCGAGTAGTAAGGCCCCTTGAACTTCGCCTCGACCTCGCTGGAGTGCTCAAGTGAGTGGCACTGAATCTCAGAGGTGGAGCCATGCCTGTTCCGAATCCGCACGAACGACATCTTGGTGTCGCCTGTAGTTTTCGGCCCCTCGACAATCTTGAAGCCGGGGCAGCCGTGGCGCCACATCTCCGGCATCCAGGACTCCCAGCGTTCAGGCGGAACCCCCTTCTCCCAGAAGGGCAGCATCACGTTTGTCAGGAGGCTCCAGACGCCGGATGCCTTGGCATTTTTGATCGTCTTGCAAACGATAGCGAACATCCCTCCATCCACATCGAAGGCGTGTCGTAAGACCTTGTGGACGATGCCGTAGGTCTTCGAGGACATGCGCGGGCCATGGACCAAAAGGTAGCGGTGGAAATCATTGAGAACAACGAACTGGCTCGGATTGACCGGCGGCAGCCACATTGGAGCCTTGGCATCGTCGTACACGAAGCCCCGCTCATTGGTCTTGATCATGTTTGGCGAGTTCGGCGATACACCACGTCAGTCCGGAGATCGCGGTGTCGGATTTGGTTTTGTAGGCCGCCTCAAACTTTTCGCAGCTCAAGACAGCTTCGGACCTGCGGACGTGCTGCTGCAAAAACTCAGCACGGTCGAACAGGGTCACTGGCAGCTTTCTGATTCCAGCCTCAAGGAGCATCCGCGCCACATCAGCCGTTCTGACTGGTCCGGGCTGGACGCAGTTATAGAAGCCGGGTTCTCCAGTGCCGGCCAATTGCCAGCTTCGCATCGCGAACTGGTCAAGCCACGTCACTGAGTTCAGTCCGTCGAGGATCTTTGGGTACTCGGCTAACTTGATGAGCCAGTTGCGCGGGTGTTGAACATGAGAGAAAGGCATCCGGATTCGGAAGATGAAAGCGTCGGCGCCGCTTTCCAAGACAGCCTCCTCCGCCTGAGCTTTGCAGATAGCGTAGAAGGATTGCTGGCCAGTGTAGTGCTTTAGATCGTCAGCCTCACTGAACGGTCCAGCTCCGTCAAAGATGCAGCCGGACGAGATGTGGATGAGGCGCATAGCGTTGGTCTTGCAGGTAATCGCAATGTCGCGCGCGAGCGTAACGTTCGCACGGTAGCACTGCTCCTTATCGCTCTCACAGCAATCGACCGACTTGCCAGTGAATCCGGCGGCGTTGATGACAAAGCCAGCGCCAAACGAGCTGATGCGCTCGCGCAGAATGGCTGAATTCGTGTAATCACACCACGATCTCGACAGCACCGCAGGGAAATATCCAAGTGTGTGCAGGACGCGCAAGTACGCCTGCGCCACGAAGCCCGTGCCGATCACGATGATCTTGTTGGCCTTGACCATTCCACAGAAGGGTGCATGACTTGCGCCAGAAATGCCAGTCTACAACGATAAAGCATGACGCCGGCCGAGCAGACTATTTTCGATTCCATCTACTTGCCGGACGGTGCGCTAGGTGGACAAGAAAGACTTGTACCGCGACCGAACAGCCAAGCGGAAACGCCAGAAGGCGCCTTGATGTCCAGCGGCTCAAAGTGTCCACGATGGAAAGGCGGAGTTGTCGTGCGAAACAATTACCGCTACATTTTCCTGCCGCAGCATCCACGAGTCGATAATAACGGCTACGTGCGCGAGCACATTCTGGTCGCAGAGCGCGCATTGGGAGAGTTCTTGAAGGATGACGAAGTGGTTCACCACTTAAACGAAGACACGCTCGACAATCGCCAGGAGAATCTGATGGTCTGCGAAAGTGAGGCGGTTCATCAAATTATTCATCGTAGAGCGCGCGCTTTTTATGCGTGCGGAAATCCTGACTGGCTACGTTGCATTCTCTGCAAAAAACACGACGATCCGGAGAAAATGTACGTACGAATTTATCGGGATGGACGATGTTGCTGGGGCCGCCACCGGAAGTGTCACGCTGAATCTGAAAAACAAAGATCGAAAGTAAAAGCACTATGTCTACACTTCAATTAGATCGAAGCGACAAGGCCGTCGATGAGATGGTTTCCGGATGGACCAATGGTGGCAGCTATTCCGTTCGACTTCGCATCCAGCAAATCGGCTCTGACCCGAAGATGGCGACGTTCCACGTTGCTGAGGTGACGAACGAAACTGAGGGCGAGGAAGCTCCGAACGCGGAAGCGGCCGTCGAGGCCGAAGAAGCTCCGGCACCAGCCAAGCCGGCGGTGAAGGTGAAATACTGAGCGGTAGGTATGGCTGTTCCCTACCAACGCCTCATTACTAAGCACGGGCTCGATCCGAAGAGCCTGAAGCCACTGTTCACGATTGAGGACGGCTTTGCTGAAAAGAAGCCGTCAGTGAAGAAGCTGTGCAACCAGATCCGGGATGCGTTGCGGGCAGGCATTGATCGGAACCGAAGGGACTACCGGCTCTTCCGTGCGCTGGACTGGGCAAGGGACACGGACTTCTACCAGATTTCGTTTACGCAGTTGCGTGGGCTCCTCTCCTCAAAGCCCGACGACAAGGCGGTGTTGGATACGGTGAACTCGTGGGGGCTGGCACACATGCTGCCAGACGAGCTGGATGCAAACGGGAATGTTTGCTGCGGTGCCAACGGGAAGCCGAAGAAGCTCATCAACCTGCCGGTGTTCACCAACATTTTCATCCCACTCGTCATCGCCTATGTAACGATTCGGTGGGCGAAGCTTTTCAATGAGCGGGATCTTGTTCCACTGCTCAAGTACGAGCCAGTGCAGTTCACGAAGGAGAACCGGGCGCGCTGTGAGATATTAACGCAGCTCGTCCAGCGGCAGTCCACGCAGTTCGACTACAAGGCTGACCTGCGGCAGCACATCCTCCAGACGTTGCACTACGGTTTCTGCATCGAGTTCCCGAGGGAGGCATGGTTCGTCGAGAACCAGGAGGATGAATCAGGCAAAGAGAAGATCGTCCGTGAGGGCCTTCGATTTAATCTCCCGCACCCGAGCCGGGTCTACTACGACCTGTACCATCGGCTCTCGACGCTGAACTCGAACACGGGTTGCGAGTACGCGGGCTACTGGGAACTCTGCCGGTACGGATCGATCAAGGACCACCCGCTCTACTGGAACAAAGATAAGATCTCGTTCGGCTCCATGGGTTGGTTCGATATTGGGACCAGTGATTTCCTGGAGCAGGTCTTCCCTTGCCAGATGAAGTTCCCGGATTTGACGAAACGTGGCATTGGCGGAACGGGTCCATTGGATCGTGAATCAGAACTCGGCTCCACCTACTACAACACGAACGACTACGACGCGGCAGCGCTGAAGACGCAGCATTTCCAGCGGATCATTCCCAAGGAGCACGGGCTGGGAACGTACGAGTATCCGGTGTGGTTCCGCTTCGTCATGGCCAGCGACAACGCCGTGCTCTACGCCGAGCCGTTGGCGTTCGATAAGCTCCCGGTCTCGGCCTACGACGCGGACTTCAACAAGTCACGGTTTAATTCTCTGGCGCTGGAGGCCCTGCCGTTTCAGGACCACATTGGGAATCTTTTCTCACAGTGGATCGCGGCGGTGCGTGAGAACCTTCGCAACCCGGTCTTCTACGACAAGGACAAGGTGCCCGAGGAGGCGGTGAAGGAGCTACGCAATCTCGGCAACAAGACCTTCAGCGGCCGGCTATACATCCCGTTCTCCGCTACTGAGCGGTATAGGCTCAATGAGTATCAACGGGAGGCGTTCTTCACGCCGCAGCTCACTCACCACAACACCGCCGAACTCGCTGCGTTGATCTCTGGTGTTCTCGATATGCTGGAGCGGGTACTTCAGTTCTCCTCTCAGGAACTTGGGCAGCCAGCCTCGCACGAGCAGAGCGCGACAGAGAGCCGCATCATCCAGCAGTACGTATCTAATCGCGTTCAGTTGACTGGAAGTTTTATCGACGATGCGGTCTACGCCAAGAAGTGCATGATTTACGACGCCACCATGGCGCACGCAGACGACAGCATCACTGTCGGGGTTTCTTCTTCCTTCGCCGCCACGGAAGCTGAGTTCAAGAAGCTCATGGACAAGCTCGGCTTCACGATTCAGGACGAGGGCATGGACCCGAACGACCCAGATCCGATGCGGACGGTAAAAGGCTCCAAGTCCCAGTTGCAACTGGAGACCTTCGCCTCAACGAGGGATGCCGCCACACGCATCGACAATCCGGCTATTGCGGATGCGATGAGCAAGATCTTCCTGGCGATTGCGAACAACCCGGTGCTCATCCAAAGCATCGGCCCCGTGCAGCTCGTGGAGCTGCTGAATCAGATCGTTCTGGCCGCCGGCCTGCCGAAGGAGTTTCGGCTCAAGGGCAAGAACATCGACACCACCGCACCGCAGGAAGAGCAGGCGAACCAAGTCAGTGAGCTGCTGACCAAATTCTCCGAGCAGGTAAAGGGCGCCATGGACGAGCAGCAGAAACAGACCCTTGAGGCCGCCGGCCAGCAGACCGTTCAGATCGTTCAGCAGGCCATCCAGCAGGCAGGGCAGGGGATTTCGCAGGTTCTCGGCCAGCAGCAGGAGGCCGAGCAGGCGCAGGACCAGCAGATGCAGGCGCTGGCGGCGGCTGTGGCGGCCCTTGCTCAACGCTTGGAGCAGGCCGAGGCAGCAGTGGCGATGGCTGCGCAGGCAACGATGCCCGAGCAGGTGCCGCCAGAGGCTGTGCCAATAGGAATGACATGAGCAAGCCGGCGTGTGACATCCCGGAAGAAATGCGAGAGGCCGATAGGCTGGTCACGGAAGCCTTGGGAAAGCTCGCTGAGCATGTCGATGCGGTCACGATACTCATCAGTAAACGGCGCGAGGACGGCTGCGACGGCACTTGGCGCATGGTGAATGGGAGTGGAAACTTCTACGCTAGGTTCGGGCACGCAAAGGAATGGGTGTTGGGCTGTGAGGCTGATATGAATCGCCCGAGCCCCACAGTGCCGCCGCCGCTAAACGACGGAGATCAATGACACAGCCTCGCCAAACCATCATTTTCAGCCGGGCCTCCGTGGACTCCGAGCAGCGAAAGCGCCTGGCTGAGCTTTTTGCGCACCCTGGATTCATCCTGCTCAAGGGAATCCTCGGTGCGCACGCCTCTGAGCAGCAGGTGCAGGCTATGAACGCCGGCCTGTACTCCGATTTCAGCAGCATCGCCAAGGATGACACCGCTGCGGCCATCCGAAAGGCCGGCGACTACAGCAAAGCCCTGGATATTCTCGAAGAGATCGAAGCCAAAGACACGGAATGGTTCACAGCCAAGCTGGAACCACGCCCATAACAGAGAGCACCACCTATGGCAGACGCAGCGACCACCGAAGAGACCAAAACGACCACCACCGAGCAGGCCACGCAGCAAACGGCCGAGAAAGCACCGACAAGGAGCTATCGGCCGGGCTTCGACATCCCCCCGCAGAAGCCAATGGGCGTGGAGGACGACCCGAACCACAAGATGCAGGTGATGCTCGGTAAGCGTGGCAAGAAAACGGAGGCCAAAGCCACCGAGACCGAGGTGAAGGATGGGGATAAGGGCGAGAAAACCGCCGAAACCACAGCAAAAGAGGGGGAAAAGGCAGAAACGAAGCCGGGCTCAAACCTTGCCGAACTGCTCGCCAAGAACCTGAAATTCAGGGCGCCGAGTGAGACGAAGACCCAGGAAAAGGCCAAGGAAGAGGTCAAAACGGAGGTCAAGGACACCAAAACGACCGAGGCCACGGACAAAAAGACCGAGGAGAAGGCCAAAACGGTCGTCACCAAGAAGAAGGCGGAGCTGACCGCAGCGGATCACGCACGGATCATGGGCGAAGCAGCAGCAGCAGGAGCTACGGCGGCAGTGACGGCGGCCATGCCAAGGTTTTCCACGCAACAGGCCAAGGCTGAGACGCCGGAGGACGAACTGCCCAAGGATTACCGGCGGGACTACGAGATCGCCAAGCATCTCGCGACGACCAACCCCGCCTACAAGGATGCTCCGCAGATTATCCTGAACGAGCACCGCCGCAGCGCGGAGTACGCCAGCCGGTGGGAGCAGGCGAACCCAGGAAAGGTCTTTGATCCCGATGCGGAGGAGCACAATGAGTTCTATACCTCACTGGAACGACCGTGGGGCGACGAGGAGTTCGTTGACGCGCGGGCCGACATGATCGCCGAGCAGAAGATCTCGGCCAAGGCGGCCAAGCTGGAGGAAAAGCACAAGAGCATCGAAGAGCGGGAGGCGAAGCGCGAGCTGGCCGGTGTGGCGCAGAATGCAGTGAACACCGTTGCAGTGCTACTAGCCAAGGGCGTCGATGAAGCGGCACACGATGTCATCGTGAAGCAGGGCTTCAACAAGTTGGAAGAGGGCGACCCTATCACCGCTGAGGCATTGGTGGAGGCACTGAATAGACTGAGCCCGCGTATCCATACAGCAGTCATGGTGGACGATCCAGACCAGCGCATCTCATTTGACGCAAAGAAAAACCAAGACCATGCAGATTGGTTGAATTTCCTCTTCGAGAAGGAGGCGCAGTACGCCGGGCAGGCCGATGAGAAGGGAAGACTCTTCGCCTCGCGCAATGAGTTCGTGAAACTTCCGGCAGCCCAGCAGGCGCGACGGTGGTACCTCACGGCGGATCATCTCATCACCGAGATGACGGCCGACGCCATGACGGAGGTCAAGGAGCGCATCCAAAAAGAGAGAGAAAGAGGGAAAAAAGTGGCGACGGCGCTCGGCTATGTGCCGAACGAAAACAACGGCGGTTCCACTAAGGAAGGTCATAAGTCGGATGCGACTAAAACGACCGAAACCAAAAAGGAGGAAACCACAACGGCCACGGGCACAAAGCCCATAACTCCCGACGGCGGTGGTAGCGCCAAGATCGACACTCAGGGCGAGGGCGTGAAGACCAAGTACGACGACATGTGGTCCAAAATAGGAAAAGTGCTCTATCCACGTTGACAAATGGAACATTGATGCACGGACCTTGAACCGGGAATTAACTCGGCACGGTCTCGATGCACAATGGCGATCAGTTCCAATATCTTCGAGAAGTGTCTCCCGGCAATCGGGAACAACATCAATGAGTGTGGCGCAGTAACAACCTGCGACGTTCTTACCGCCGAGGCCGACGAGTTGGCGGCCATCTTCACCGATGGCTCTGACTTTCGGGATCTCAAAGCCCTCCTGGCCACGCAGTTTGAAATCAAGGCGTGCGGTGCCAAGACAAACGGGCTCTATGACTTCCTGATGTCGAACAAGCGGCTGATGAACAAGCCCATCAAGCCGAACTCCCTTGGCCCCGGCAACTCGGAGGTCGATCCTTTCGTGCTGGCTTACCAGCGCAGCGTCATCAACGCGGAATACTGGAGCGTGGTCCAGCTGCTCAACACTGGCGGCAACAACTACCAGATCAACGTGCGCAGCCGGACCAATGTCCCACTGGATGTGAGGTGGTTTGTTCCTGGCATGAGGGTTTTCGTCTTCGCCCGCTCGGCGGCCGGCACCGCTCTGCGCGGATCGTTCGTCGTTACGGGTGCCACCACGGGCACCTTTGGCGGCAACGATACCATCATCGTCACGGCCACTGGAGAGAACTCCACGCTTGGCTGGGTGGCCAAAGCGGCGTTCACGGGCACGCTGAGCGCGGCTTTCCTCGTTCGCGGCACCAACAACGTTCAGGACGTGGAACGCTGGTGCTACAACCGGCCAGCCTTGAACGACCGGAAGCACGTCCCGTTCTGGTGGCAGGTGAGTCGGCACACGATGTGTACCGACCAGCTCTACGAGCATTGGTTCAATCGGCTGCGGGAAGGCAACGATTACTTCCGGCTCTTCGGCAACGTCGATGCGGCGGAACGGAATCGACAACTGGGAATGATCCAGCAACGGGAGTGGGTCAACTCCTTCTTCTGGAACAAGAGGATCTCCGCCAACCAGACGCTCAACACCTACCGGAGCCTGGAGGAAGTCACGAGCTTCTCGAACTCGACGCAGGGTCTGTACATCCCCGGCGAAGGTCGATGCGTCGGCCGTCGCGCCAATGCGATTGGGGTGTACGAGCAGCTCGCCGAATGCGGCCGGGTGTTCGACCTCCAGAACAACAAGCTGAATCTCATCGAGCTTTTCGAGCAGGTCATCTACGACATCTACCGGGCGCGCGGCGACCAGGGCATCCCGAATGAGGTGATCGAAATCTTCACCGACAGTTTCACCGCGCAGCAGTTCCAGCGCGGCATGATCCGCTACTACAACGAGCGCAGCGACGGGCTCGCGCAGTTCAACATCGACACCAAGCAGGTGATGATGGGCCAGACGGGCAAGCTCGGATTCAACTACGACGAGTGGAAGCTCCAGTACCCGGTGGTGACGATCCGCATCGTGACTCACCCATTCTTCGACGACTTCGCCTCGGCGGCCAACGACGAAGGCATCCAGAGCACGGGCCGGTTCCTGTGGATTCTGGACTTCACTGGGATCTATCCCGGCATCCTTGGATCTAATCGCAAGGTGCATCGCACGGGCGACATTGAAGCCCTGGCCAAAGTGGACCAGGACTATGCCTGTGTGATGGAAAATCCGACGCAGGAAATTTCGCTCAACTCGCTCATGTGGGCGGTGGTGGTGGAGTGTCCGGCGAACTCGGCGATCATCGAGAACTTCTCGGATGATATCCCGGATGCGGTGGCGGGGAATTATCCTTACGGAGATATTTACACCGACTAGAGCCACAACAACTTACGAGCGCCAGATTGTTATGGACAATCTGGCGCTTTTCGTTAAATCTTCAGGTGATGAACATCGAAAAACAAAGGGCCATCTGGAGATCCTATTATCACCGCAACCGCGAAAAGCTGCTCGCAGCAGCGCGTATCCGAGAAAGAGAAGAGCGCACCAACGAAACCGAAGATCAAAGGCAGAAGAGATTGGCGTATCACCGCGCCTACAATCGCGCCAAGGCCGGGCCGGCACTGGAGGAACTGGTGCCCAAGGAGGAGTCGGCGCGCTCACAATTCAAAATGATCATGGTCGCATTGCTGGCGCGGCGGGCCGAAGAGATCGCGGCCTACAGGCGTGAGTGGAAAAGGAAACACTACGGCTACAAGCCCAGGAAGCCAAAGGCCGTGAAGGTAAAGGTCGCCAAGATTCTGCTAACGCCGGAAGAAAAGCGGGCGAAAATAAAAGCCTACCAGCAGCGGCCTGATGTGAAGCTCAAGAAGGCCCAAGCCAGAAAAGCCTACAATGCGCGCCTGAAGGCCCGCGCGGCGTCTGATCCAGAATTTGCGGCGCAGCTCAGGAAAGCTCGAAGCGAGGCAGGGACGAAGTGGATGGACGGAATGAAGAAATCCGATCCGGCTCGCTATGCTGACATGATCGCCCAGTACAAGGAGCGGCAGAGAATCTACTCAAGGCGGAGATGGCAGCGGGCGCAGTATCGTGAGCAGCAGTACGCCTGGCACAGGAGCCGGCGGCGCACATGTCCAGAATTCAAGATTGCCCAGTATATAAGAAACAGAATCAACCAAGCTCTCAGGGGAAAACGCAAAGCTTCGAGCGCGTTTCTTTTGGTTGGCTGTTCTCCTGACGAGCTAAGGAATCACCTTGAATCAAAGTTCGAGCCGGGCATGTCGTGGGACAACTGGGGTATGGGCGAAAACGATTGGCAGATCGATCATGTGCGACCGCTCGCCTCGTTCCCGCTTTCGGACCCAGAGCAACAGAAGTTGGCTTTTCACTTCAGCAACTTGAAACCAGAGTGGGCAAAGTTAAATTCGTCGAAGAACAGCGAGTGGGAAGGCAGGAAATGGTCCCACTCCGATCACGCTTGCCAACCCGCCCCCACTGTGCAGACTCCAGTTCAATGAAATGGTACCGCAAAGAAATCCCTGATCAGGCAATTTTAGTCTTCGGCCAGCCCTTCCGCTTCGACCTTCTGGCGACGGAGGATCAGAGCCTGATCCACGAACTCGACAAGTGCATCGCCAAGCAACGCGGCGGCGTCGTTGGGATTACGAAGGAGGAGTACGATCTGGAATCTCAAAAAAAAATCACCGAGAATCTATTGCGCGACAGCTCGAAGCCGCCTCATCAGCGGCACGAACTCAAAGCGCACCCCCTCCCCCAAGATCGGCGTGCTGTGGAGGTCGTCGCTAATCCTGGTGGACGGCGCGGTGGGATGTTCGCCAGGCCGCAGATGGGCAGGGATGGCACGGCGCTCAATGGCCGGCATGACACCTCGCCGATGCCCGACCCGATCCAGATTCCGAGCCCCACGCAGTTCATCACGCCGCCCACAGCCAACATCTCTCCGAATATCGTTGCCAAGCCGTAATGCCCATCGAATACCAACCCTTCGACACGTTTCGCTCCACGGTGCAGCAGCTCGTGGCGCCGGAGGATTTGGCGGAGCAGTTGGTGCCCTACTTCCGGGATCAGGTGGGCAACGCGCTCTCGGACATCCAGACCCTCATCGAAGGCTTCCGCTCGTTCAACCTCCAGTTCATCACTAAGGAGGACGTGAATGAGTTCTGCGCGGCATCGATCTTTCCGGGTCCGGTGGGGAAGGTGACGCAGGTTTTCGCGTACAAGCCCGGCAAGGACTGCCAGAAGTTTTACTACCAGCGAGTCTCGACTGCGGCGCTGGACTGCTGGTTGGAGCGGCAGCGATGCACGCTCTGCAATGCGACCGATCCGCCGTCGCACCAGATCTATGACTCTCCTTATTGCAACTACTGGTTGGAAGGGGATGAGGCGTGTGGACCACCTTACCTTCTCACGGAGTCGGAGGATGACTGTAAGTTCAAGAGTCTCGACGATGACGATAGGATCTTCGCCGTCGGGCCGGACTACAAGATCTACGCGGCGCCGAGGTTCCCGTGCGGTTACAACCTTCTGGTTCAGTGGCAGGGGATAAACCGCAAGTGGAACGGGGTGGATCTTGTTCCTGTGGATCAGCAGCTTCGCGAGGCCGTGACGAACTACGTGGAGCACAAGGTCGCCATGAAGGAGAAGGACACCGGGACATCGAAGTTCTACTTTGATGCGTACACGGTGAACCTGCGGACGATGCGGTATCGCTATCAGGAAGAGCACGACACTGAGGCGAAGCGAGATTGCTCCGGTGCGGTGGAGCAGCTCATGGCTGATACCCACAATCTGTACCCAACACCAGCTTACTCTTAAGCTATGCCAAGCCCAGTAACGCCATCTCAATTTTGTGATGCCGTGCCGACGCAGCAGTCCGACCTGTGCGTGAAGGTAAGTAAGTTCTTTGGGCTCGCCCAACTCCTCTGCGACTTCTTCTCGTGGTTCCTGGATTCTGACGGAGCAATCTCCACCGCCGCGAAGACGGAGATCGCCAGCTTCCTTCTGCCACCTGGATTCGTCTCCTACAGTGCATCGGCCAACGCTGGGGATGGCTGGCTGCTGGCCAACGGTCAGGCCGTGTCCCGGACCACCTACGCGGCGTTGTTCAGCGCGATTGGGACACGGTACGGCGCAGGCGACGGTAGCACGACGTTCAACGTGCCGGACATTCAAGGGAGATCCCCTATCGGCGCAGGCAGTGGATCAGGTTTAACCTTCCGCGACATCAACTCACCGCAGGTGGGCGAGGAAACGCACCTCCAGACCATCGCCGAGATGCCAGCGCACGATCACGCGCCGGAGCCGCCGTTGACAGAGATGTTCGGGAGGATGTCTGCTGGTGGTGGGAAAAACGTTTCAATCGGAGCAGGCGCCGACTACCAGGCGGATTTCACCGAGGAGACGGGGGGTGGGCAGCCGTTTAATGTGGTGCATCCTTGCGTTGTTTTGTACCCGTTTATCAAGGTGTGACGTGCTTCCACCCAAGGTTGTGCTTGATCATCCAGACAACTCTTTGATGGACGCCGAACATTTTAGCGATGTCTCGCTGTTTCAATTTCAGGTGAAGAAGCTCACGAATTTTACGCACTCCATCATCTGTAAGTTTAGCGTTCCCATTCTCCGTGCCGCGCGGGCTCTTTATGCCGATTATGCGTGGCCTTTCTCAACAAGGTTGCGACTGTTCAGGTGCGCCCCACAGCTTCAACCGCTGTTGGGCGTGCCGCCAATTTAGAAACGCGAGATGCCAGACTTCAAGACAATAACTGTCAAGCCGACGACCGGGGTATTCGATACACTGAGCAGTCCCGATGAGGTTGGGTTTGGCCAGTGGCGCCTAGTGAAGAACGCGACTACTCGGGCGACTCGAAATAGGCAGCGAGCAGGCGGCTGGAGGCGATTATTTGCAGACATAAACCCTTATAACAACAGCGATTTACACGACCAACTCATCGACCACCAGTCCTACTACGGCTCCTACGTCGGCCACGCGATGGGTGGCGGAGATCAAAGCGGCCTTGGTTATCCCTACCAGTACCCGGCAACCACGATCCCAGCGCATAACTTTTTCGCTCCTGCGGCTGGGCCTTACTGCCCGGCGTACTACCCTGACTACGGCGAGAGCTACGGCGGGTGCGACATCTTCTATCCATTTGTTGGATACCCCTACGTCATCGCCCCGGAGATCCCAGGCGCCTGCAACATTGGGTACCCGAACTACTACTCGCTGTCGTATTTCTACGTCTCCTGCCCGACGTTCATTCCTGAGCAGGACTTTGAGAGCTACCCCTACGGGCCGGGCTTCCCGGTGTACTCCCCTGAGTTTGCCTACGACTACATCTACTGCGGGGACTACACTTTCTTCCGGCCGGGATGCCGAGAGGCCATAACCGCCCTCGGGGAACTGGTGCTCTCGACTGGAAGAAAACTTTTCGCGGCAACGATGAGCCGGGTGTACGAGTACAACCAAAGTTCAGGGAGTTGGAGAATCCTCGCGGACGGCCTTGGGAACTCGGGCTACACGGCCCTGCAATGCACCTGCAACTCGATGAGGGGCATCTTTGCTAAATTCGGAAGCTACCTCATCTTCTCGAACAACTTCGATCCTGTCCTCATCTACCTTCTTGGTTCCGATCCCAATGAGTGCAGCCAACAAGCGATGCAGCCGATTTCTGACCTGCTTGCTCTCGGGATAACGCGGGCAGGCGGCGCCATCGAATGGAAGGGCTTCCTCTTCATCTGGGACTACGAGGAGGCCGGCGAGCGCAAGGGCGGCGACGTGCGGTGGTCGGACTTTGAAGATCCGAACTCGTTCATCGAGAGCGACACGAGCCTTGCCGGGTTCGCCACGATTGCCGTGGGCGAAACGATCCTCAATGCTGCGCCACTTGGGAACTGGCTCATCTTCTACACGGACAAGCGCATCGTTCGGTGCAGTCTCGTGGGCGGCGATGACGTGTTTAATTTCGAGGACATCTACAAGGGTGCCCAGTCCACGGGCGATGCCCTGAAGTATAAGTACTCCCTCATCAACGCCGGGGACATGCACCTGTATCTCGGCGAGAGCGACTGCTGGGTCTTTACGCAGTTCGATACGCGCCCCGTGATGGTGCCGTGGATCACTAAAGCCTGCGGGATGATCTTCCTTGGCATCTCTGAGGATGACGCGACGTACGAGCGCATCAATGAGGAGATGTGCAACCTCGTTACCGGCGGCTACAACGAGCGGACGAAGGAGGCGTACCTCTCCTGGCCAAGCGGCGATAACGTCTGCCCCGATGTGACGCTGCGCTTCAACCTGAAGTTCGCCACGGCGGATCTGGTGGACCACGGCTTCACGGCCTTCCAGACGTTCCGCAAGGAGTTGAGGCCGACCTTTGGGCAGTGGTTGGAGGATCTCGGGGTTTGCGAGCGCGGGACGCAGGTGGCGATGGGGCCGAGGGATGGCTCAATCTGTCCCGGCAACGTGGACGAGGTGGCCAACCCGCCGCTCTACATGCGGAACCAGACCGAAGACGCGGACCTGCCGGTGCATCCCGATTCGCTCTGCGCTCGGTTGCAAGGCAAAACCCTCGATGACTTCTGCCGGGACTGCGCCGCGCCAGACACGTTCATCATGGCGAGCGCGGAGGATTTTACGCTGAAACAGGCCGAGGAGGATTATTTTTTCAGGGAAAAGTTAGCCTTCGAGCCTGCGCCATGCGTTACGATTGAATTCACGACGGAATGAACCATGAACCATGCCAGCGATTGTCCTAGATCAGTGGATAGACCTTGGCGTCATCGGCTGCCGGTCGATTACGGCGCGGGCGAAGCGGCAAGGCGAAGCGGTGTCTTCAGATATGCCTCTTAATGCTGCCATTTACGATTCTGGCAGGGATGTCATCTTTGCGGTGCGCGGCGGGTACGTGTATAAGCTGAACGCCGCCACGGGCGCCCTGATTCTATGCTCTCGCTACACATTCCCGACATGGGATACGGCTGGAATCGTTCTCGCCCCGAACGTGGACAAACTCTACTGCTCGTACTGGCACGAACCGACGGCGGACGGCACCGATCCCATTCAGGGAATCTTCAAAATAAATCCCGACACGCTGGTGCTTGAGAACTTCTACGATACCAACTTTGACATCGACGATGACTTTGGTTCCGGGCCGTGCGGCATGGTTTACGTTAACGGGTTCGTCTATCTCATCGGAAGAAATCAGGCCGGAACAAACATCAACGCGCACAAGTACAACCCGCTCACAGACGCCATCGTGAGCGGCATAAATGCCGATGGTCCAACAACAACTTTAGAAAGCCAGATTGTTGTCAAGGCATCGGACAGCTCGCTCTCGGTGGTTAGAAGGCAGAGCGTCAGGAACTACGCTGGTGCGGCATTTGCCACAAACTTCACAACCGCGAACTGGGCTGCAACGGGTGAAACCGGATATGGTCTGGCGCACGACCTCGTAAACGACAATTACTACGTGGTGTGCAACACGCGGAATGTGCTGAAGATTCCAGCTACGGCTGCCGGCGCAGCCACAGTGATTGACACGGGAAGGGCAGATGCCAGGCCGCGCCGGGCGCTTTGGAACAGTGTGGATGGAAAGGTTTATGTTCCCGGTGGAAAGGATGATACCGTGATAGTAATAGACCCGGCATCCGCTGATTCCATCACCGTGAAGACAGGTTTCGATTCCCCGATTGATTTCGTGTTCACACCAACAAAGAAGTGGGCTGTTCAGCATAGCTTGGTGGGGCTTCGGGAGGTGACGTAATGCCGTGCGAAGTTCCAGCCGCCGCAGAGTGCGAAGCCGCAGAACTCTTGGCTGAAGGCATTGATTATCAGCTTGACCTTGAGAACGGCCGGATTCGGTTTTTATCGACGGGCGCTCTTGGCCCAACCGTGGAGGCGTTCATTGAAGGCGGCGGTTGTGGTGTGACCGTCGAAGTCTGCTGCACCGATCCGGCCTGTGTTTATCTTGAGGATTCCCTCTATGGCTGTGACTCCGCTTGTTACGTCCAAGACGGCTACGACACCGTGCTCCAGGAGGGCTCGGAATCCTACCGCAGCGACGACGAGAAGATGATGAAGCGGGCGACCTTGGAGGCGGAACCGCTGCCCGCGTCAACGCCCGCGCCGCTGGAGTGCGATGTGGCGTTCGGGAATCAACCGGGCTGCATGACGTGGAAGGCGGTGAGGCCGCTGGAGTTCGAGTGTCAAAGCGCCAAGAGCGCGGCGCAGCACGCGGCGGATCGGACAAGGCCAGATGATGGGTTTCATTTTCCGACGTGGGTGCGGGGAAAATATCTGTCCGTAAGGTTTCGGATTACCGGGATCGGTGGTGGCGGGATGTTCTCGGCGATTCATAAACTTGTCAAAGGGTGGGGACAGCATGATGCTCCGTAGTTATGACGAACAGCGATGCCGAAAAGGCTCTTGAACGGGCGGCGCTGGCTCTTTACGAAATGGGCTTTGACGGCGTGCAGATCATGGGCACCTGGATGGAGGGCGGCCTCACCAAATGCTCGAAGAGGGGCGCCGGAAATTTTTATGCCCGCCTTGCGATGGCCCGTGAATTCGTAGAGCACAACACATCCGATGACGCAGCAAGCCTCATCGCTGAAAAACTCGACAAGCCGGACGATGGGGATGCGTGGAAGGCTGAACCAGCGACGTAAATGGCGATCACCGACAAAGCCATGAAGCTCTCGCGGCTGAAGCTGCGAAGCGACCAGCTTGTTGAGATTCACCTCGACAAGATCCCGGAGCCGCCGGAGCGGATGCGGAAGCTGCCAGGGGTGCAGGAATGGTTCCAGCAGCTACGGCTCAAGGAGGAGCGCGACCAGCAGGCGTTTCACCGGATGCTGACGCAGATCAACGGTAGCATTGCGGCAGCGGCGGAACCGGCGGTGGTGGAATGCACGACGTTGCCGGGGACGACTGGAGCCGCTGGGGCCACAGGGGCTACCGGAGCCACAGGAGCGCAGGGAGAACAAGGCCCGCCCGGAGAAGGCGATCCGGTGTTGGTGTGGATGAACCTTTGAGATGGCAACGACCACCCCAAAACTTCTCGCTGATGGCCAACTCGCGGCGGCCAAGGCAACGATCTACACGGTGCCGGTTGGGTTGCAGGCGATCATCCGCAATGTGGCGTTTGGCAATGTGGGTGGAGTTACCGAGAACCTGAACCTCTACGTCAAAAAGTCGGGCAGCGTCAGCCGGCTGTTTTCCCGTGCCCAGCTTGATTTGGATGAGTTTGCCCACGAGGAGGACATCGGAACATTGAATGCCGGAGACGAGCTTGAGGCAGAGACTACGAACGCAACTAGCGTAGACTTCTCCGTGCACGGAGTCGAGGTGGCGCCATGAAGGTTTACGACTCACAAGGACGGCTCAAGGTCGTCGGGTTCACTGGCCCTCCAGGAACTCAGAGCGTCACCTCCACAGAACTCAGCAACGTTCAGAGCGTGCTGGCGGCGGCGATCAACGTCGTCAGCAACGGCCTGTCCAACCTCACGTCGATCCACGATGTTCTCAGCAACCGGGTTTCAGCGAATAGCGCGACAGGCGGGGCTGGCAGCGTGACGAGCACTGAGGCTTCAGCGATCTCGGCGCAAGCGGCCTCAGCGATTGCCAGCGAGGTTTCCAATCGGGTTTCCGCCGACAACGTTTTGAGCGTCGCGATCAATGTGGTGAGCAACGCGGTATCAGCGGTGGAGGTTCATGCTTCGACGGCTTCAGCGGCGGCGACATCGGCGGATGCACACGCCAACACGGTTTCAGCCAGAGTCGTTTCAGTCTCCGCTGAGCTGACATCTCTCGTCCAAATTGCGTCCGCCGCTGCAACAAGTGCCGACACACACGCCAATACGGCGAGCGCCGCAGCAACGTCCGCCGACGCACATGCCAACACTGTTTCGGCGCGCGTTGTGTCCGTATCGGCCGAGCTTGCCTCTCTTGTGCAGATTGCTTCGGCAGCGGCTACGTCGGCAGATGCCCATGCGAATACCGCCAGTGCCGCCGCCACGTCAGTCGATGGAAGGATTGCCTCACTGAGCGCGGCCCTGGCCAGCATCTCAGTGAGGTCGGTTGGGGACGTTTCCACTCATGGCCTTCAGAGCGCATTCAACGCGCTGTCGAATCGGATCTCTGGTGTGACCGGCGGTACAGGCAGCGTCACATCGACAGAGCTTTCCGCCGCCGTTGAGGGGTTGAAGTTTCTGAATCTCACCAATGAAGACAATGCCGCCGTAAGTGCTGGTGGACCAGTGTTCCTGGTAGCATCAGCAACCAGCGCATTCCATCTTGCAACGAACGTGGGGAACCCGGGAGACCAGGATGCGGTTGGGTTGGCTACATCGCTGATCGGTATAGGCTCCGTTGGGGTGGTGCAGACTCGTGGTGTACTCTCATTAACCTCTGCGCAATGGGATGATACAACGGGACAGACTGGCGGCTTAACTACGGGGTCCAAGTACTACGTAAACATCGCCGGAAAGCTGACCGTTACTCCACCGGTAAGCGGCTTTATAAGGCCAGTCGGCACGGCTATTGCCCCGACCAAGATGTTAGTCAACCCCGGCTTGGTGGATGACTTTGGGCCATTCTTGGCTTCCATTTCGGCGCTTTCCACGGACGGCAGTTCGGTTAAAGGGCTTCAGAGTGCAGTCAATGCTTTAAGCGGAAAGATAAACTTCGTAAGCAATGCGGCGTCGATTGCGGATGTCCACGCATCCACAGCTTCGGCGGCGGCTACGTCCGTTAATGCTCATGTCAATACTGTCTCAGCGAGGGTGGTGTCGGTGTCGGCTGAACTCGTCAGCTTGGTCCAGATTGCCAGCGCGGCTGCGACTTCGGCTGACGGCCATGCCAACACGGCCTCGGCGGCAGCCACTTCAGCAGACGGACATGCGAACACGGCTTCCGCCGCCGCCACGAGTGCTGACGCTCATGCGAATACTGCCAGTGCGGCAGCGACCTCCGTGGACGGAAGGGTGACTTCAGTCAACGCATTCATCTCGGGGATCTCGGCGCGTTCCGCAGGCAATGTTTCGACGCACGGTTTTCAAAGCGTCGTCAACGCCCTGAGTGGACGAATTGATGCTGTCACCGGGGGGAGCGTTACAAGTAATGAACTCTCTGCGGCCTCCGCCCAGGCCGCCTCAGCAATCAATGTTGTCAGTGCAAGGGTGGTCTCTGTCAGTGCTGAGTTAGCCTCGTTGGTGCAGATCGCGAGCGCCGCCGCAACGTCCGCAGATGCGCACGCCAACACGGCCTCCGCAGCGGCCACAAGCGTCGATGCCAGGGTTAACTCCGTTAACGTGTTCATCTCCGGCATTTCCGCCCTTTCCGTGGGCGGCATCTCGACGCATGGCCTTCAGAGCGTGGTGAATGCTTTATCGAACCGAATCTCGGCGGTCGTGGCCGGGGCGGCCAGCGTCACGAGCACGGAGGCATCGGCGATTTCTGCTACTGCGGCGGCGAACCTGAGCGCGGATCATTTCATCTCGTTGCAGAATGTAGATACGGTGTCGCTGGTGTACGGGATGCCGGTGATAGTGTTCACAAGCGCGAATACTATGAGGCGCTCCAGGGTTTCGCCATGGGACTCAGCTTCAGCTCAGGCATTCGGTTTGGTGGCCGATGCGGCTATTGCCGTGTCGGCTGTTGGCCGTGTCCAATATCGAGGAACGATGCCGTTTACCTCAGCGCAAACTCGATCTATCGCATCAGGTGCCAGCGCATTTACCATTGGAGGTATCTATAACGTGACCGGCGTTGGGGTAATTGGCACAGCCCATACCACCGGGAATTTTGGTATAACAAGAATTGGGGTCGCGCTGGATACGAGAACACTGCTGCTTCAGGTTGGTGGGTATCCAGTCGATCAGAATCTATCCGACAAGATTTCAATTCTGTCGCAAACTGTCTCCGTCCTCTCAACCCAAGTAACATCCATTAACACGGCGCTCTCCGGTGTGTCCGCGTTGTCCGCCGGGGGAGCATCCACGCACGGGTTGCAGAGCATCATTAACGCGCTGAGCAATCGAATATCGGCGGTGGTGGGCGGCACGGGGAGCGTTACATCAACCGAGCTTTCTGCGGTCTCGGCGCAGGCGAATTCGGCGATTAACGTAGTCAGCGCCAGGGTGGTTTCGGTGAGCGCTGAACTGGCCTCGCTCGTGCAAATCGCCTCGGCTGCGGCAACTTCTGTCAATTCAAGGGCGACAAGCATCAACGCACGCCTGGATGCCGTGTCTGCTGCCTCAGTTGGGGCTTCCGTACAGGGGCTTCAATCGGCCCTAGATGCGCTCTCGAATACAGCTTCCAACGAGGCCTCTGTGCGTGCTGCGATTTCAGCGAATGTCACGTCTCTGCAATCCACAGTCAGCCACCTTGCCTCCATCGTCAGCCTTGTGTCCACGGTTTCTGGAGCCGGAACTGCCGTCGGCCTTCAAAGCGTCATCAACGCCTTGTCGAACCGCATTAGCGCGATACCTGGGGCCGGGAGCGTGAATGCAGTGGCATTCGTGAGCGTCGCTCAAGTCATCTGCGCCGCTGCCCTGACGAACATCAGCGGCATGACGGTTTCGGTGAGTACTGGAGTCCTCTACGAATTGCGGGGGCAAATCATGTACAGTGTGAGCGCCGCAACAGGCAACGGATTCGGGTTGACGTTTCCAGCGATGACTAATGCAGCCGGAGACATCTGGGGTGTGAGGTCTGTGAATCCTACAAGTGCTGTATCAGGTTTTTCGCTCTACGTGCCAGGTGCATTTGATGGTGGTGATTCTGGCAGCATCGTTTGGTCTTGTGATGCTACAGGCACAGCAGGGCTTCACGTCGTTCACATCGCAGGCACGTTCTTGGTTTCGACTGGTGGAGTAATTGTTCCAGGGGCGCGAGCGAGTGTAGCCACAAATGCAGTCACAATCGCGCGAGGCTCATGGATGCGGGTGTTCAAACTCAGTTAAACGAAAGAAAACCTATGGCAGTCAAAGCATTTGCTCTTGTTCAGGACAGTTCACAGAACGGATCTGACAATACGAAAGTCGATCTGAACGTCCGTGTCGTTATTCTTGGAAGTGACACCGGCGATGTCGGAGCTACAGACTATAATTTCAACGTGGCCGGCCTTGCCGCAGGCGATCTCGCCGGGATGAAGTCTGCTATCAAAGCTGCTGTCAAATCCAGCATGGAAGGCCACGGCATTACGTTCACACCAGTAGTGGATACGGTCGATCTCTATGACTGAGCCGGTAAAAACGCTGGACATCAACGCAAAGCAGAACGTGCAGTACTGCATACCCGCGTTCCTTAAATTCGAGCAGATCAAAATCAACATCTCCAAGTGCAAGGGGCGCATAGAAGCGGCAAAAGAAGTTCGTGCGGAACCCATCGCCTGCGTCTCTTTTGGCCCGTCGCTGAAGCACACTTGGGAGAAAATCAAAGAGTTCAAGTACGTGATGAGCTGCTCGGGCTCCCACAAGTTTCTTGTGGATCATGGGATTGTTCCGACGTGGCACATTGACGTTGATCCCCGCGAGCACAAGATCAAACTCATTGGCGAGCCGCAGAAAGGCTGTGAGTACCTCATCGCCTCGACGTGCCATCCGCAGCTAGTGAACTACCTACAAGACGCGGGATGCACTGTAAAGCTGTGGCACATCTTCGACAATGCCGAGGAAGGCTACCGAATCCTACCGCCCGGTGAATGGATGATTTGCGGCGGCTGCTCGGTAGGGGTACGAACAATGACGCTCGCTAGATTCCTTGGATTCACTGACCTTCATATCTTCGGCATGGACGGGAGTTTTAGCGATGAAGGTTCTCACGCGGCAGAGCATCCGCACGATGCCTCGAAGAAGAAGGTGTTCGAGACTGAGTATAACGGGGTGCGCTACCGGACGACGCCTTCAATACTAGAAGCGGCAAGGAATACGTGGCACGAGCTGGATACCTTGAAGGACGTGAAGGCCACGTTCTATGGAGAAGGTCTGGTCCAGGCCATGGCCAAGGATTACAAGAAGAAGGAGTTGCCAGAAAGCAAGAAGATGTTTATCGCGCTGGACAAGCCGACGCTCATCTCGGCTGGGTACCGGGAACTCAATGCGAAGTTACACCAGGAGAACCCGCTCTACGGGATCGGCGGCGCGCGGCACGCCAAGACAGTGATGCAGCTTTGCAAGGCGCTCGGCACGACTTGCGTGTTAGATTACGGCTGTGGTAAATCCCAACTACAGCGCGAGCTTCCGTTTGGAATCTTCGAGTACGATCCGGCAATCCCTGGAAAGGAGGCGTCTCCGCGTCCGGCAGATGTGGTGGTTTGCACCGACGTAATGGAGCACATTGAGCCAGATAAGCTGGGCTGGGTGCTGAAAGACATCGCGCGCTGCACGTTAAAAGTGGCCTACTTCGTGATTCACACAGGCCCCAGTACTAAAACACTCGCGGACGGCCGTAACTCCCATGTGCTGCAACGTCCGTCTCACTGGTGGCACAAGATTCTTAAAAAGTTCTTCACGGTGGCCAAGGATTCGATTAAGGAGATGCCGCCGTTGCTCTACGTCGTCGTCGCGAAGAAAGAAAAAGTAAACCAAAATCCGAACCCAAAACCACATGGAAGCATTAACACTAACCACCCCGCAGTCCGTGACGGACTACCGGGTGTCGATACTCAAGCTCAACTGGGATGAGGCGAAGATTCACGTTGTCGTCAAGGATACACAGGGCGACACCGTGACCGCCGGCTATACGGGCGCCACGGCTACGTCGCTGATGATCGCCTTGAACAAGGCGAACCTCACAACGAACTCTTTGCAGAAGCGAATCCTGGAGCAGCTCGTGACGGATGGAAAGCTGCCGGCGGGCACGGTGACAGGAGACCCGGATTAACGATGAAAACCTACACCATTTGGATGGGCTACGACCCGAGGGAGGATTTGGCGTATCGGGTGGCGAAGCATTCGATCCTGAGCAGGACCGACCCGAGGGAGGTTCACGTCATTCCGCTGAGCCTGGAGAATGAGGCGGTGAAGGCGGTTCTCACGCGACCAATCGAGCGCAAGGATGGGAAGATGTGGTGCCCTATATCGAAGGCGCCCATGGCCACGGAGTTTGCCATCTCGCGGTTCTGTGTTCCATTTCTTCAGGACCATGGATGGGGATTGTTCATCGACAGCGACGTAATCTGTCTCGGCGATATGCGGGAACTCTTCGCGCTGGCGAATCCAAGCTACTCAGTGATGTGCGTGAAGCACCAGCAGGAGGTCAAGGAGGGCGAGACCAAGATGGACGGGCAGCTCCAGACGTTCTATGCGAGAAAAAACTGGAGCAGCCTGTGTTTATACAACTGCGACCGGCATTGCTGTGGGAACTCGAAGCTAACCCTGAAGGCACTGAACACTTGGCCGGGCCGAGACCTCCACGCCTTCAAGTGGCTTCACGACTACGAAATCGGTGAGCTGCCTAAGAAGTGGAACCATCTGGTGGGTGTGAATGAGCCGGACTCAGAGGCTCTGAGCGGCATCCTGCATTTCACGATGGGTGGAAAGTGGTTCCCGGATTGGAAGGGCGGGCCACTGGATGACATCTGGGAGGAGGAGCGAGCCGCCATGGAATCCTCTTGCAAATCGGCGGCACCCGAGGAGAGTGCGAGATATGCCAAATGCGACTCTTGACAGCGGGGCCAGTAGCGGGGGTATCGGCTCCATCGTCGGCGGCCTGTTTGGCAGCAACGCAGCACCCAAGCCGAAGTACTACCAGGGGGCCAAAGATCTTCTGACCGGGGTTCGCGGGATTGGCAAGGACGTGTTGAGGAACATCCGGTCTTCGCTGCCGGGCTTCTATAGCGGATTTGAGGAGGGCACAGAGCGTCAGCGTGGTCTACAGGGAGAGCAGGAGAATATCCTACGAACACTCCTTCAGCGCAGGCTGGCCAGCGATCCACAGCAGCAGCTTCGGGAGACGGGGAATACCCTCTTCAGCTTCATCGATCCGAATGTCATTAACCCACTAGCGCGGTTCGACGTGAACCAGAATCTCGTCGCGCGTAGAGCCAGAGGGCTTGGCGGATCAACCTTCGACTCCACGGCAGAGCGGCTGCGCAACGCGAGGATCGCCAGTGGTCGGTACTACGATGTGGCACGGGATGTGTACGGTCGCCTCCCGCAGATCTTCCAGCAGCTCCGGGACGCAGGCGTGACCGATGAAATGCTGGCGGCGGGGGCGATTCCGCAGATTCAACGTGGGTACCGGGAGCTGGACGTGGCGCCGTTGATACCGATGCAGGCAGGGATTGATTTGACCCGCTCAGCCACGGGCATTCCACTGGATTACGGGGCGGCGAGCCGGGCGAACATCTACGGGTTTCATCAGCCGATCAATGTGGCGGATCGTTTCGCAAGGGCCGGTCAAGGGGTTTGGAACACGGTCAAGGATGCCGCCGCGATCTACGCCCAGCTTTACGGTGGTGGAGCTGGTGGCATTGGTGGGATTGGTGGGATGATGGGGGGCGGAGGCGCTGCTGCCGCTGCTGCGCCCGGGGCAGGCGGTGGATACTCGCCCGACTTCTACGAAAGAGGGCCGCAGTAAATGGCCATCAATCCAAATTTCACGTTCGCCGATCCGGCGCTTCAGGCGCAGGTGGTGAATATGGCTCAGGTGCAGGCGGCAGCCGATGCGGCCCGTGCCCAGCAAATGACCCAGACGTTGGCTGAGCTTTCGCGTCAGCGACAGGCGGCAGCAGATCGCGAAGAGCGCCGAGCGGTACGGGAGGGAGACATCCGCAGGCAGGAAGGCGCCACTGCTGAGAACCGTCGGCAATTCGACGAGAGCCTGAAGTTCAATCGGGAGGCGGAGGCATCGAGGACGACGACGGACTCAGCTCGGCGCAAGGAAGCGGAACAGCGGGAACAGTACTCCGCGTTGTTGCGAGAGATCGAGAAGGCGGATGGGCGAAGCTTACCGACGGGCTCCGAGTTAAAGGCGCGGATTGGAGATCTTCTACCCCAGCACAAGACCCTCCTCGTGGAGGCCAGGGACCGGAGGTTCGCTGAGCTGAAGCATAACTATGGGTTGATCAACTCCGAGATTAATAGGCTCAACGCCTTAATCGGCCAGGATGATCCAACCAAGCCCAACACGAAGCTCACGGCGGACACCCTTCGCAGGAGAAGTGCTTTTTCGGGGAACCTTATTGTCGGTCCCGATAATCGGCTTCAGAGCCTGCTGATTGCGCCGAGGGAGGATGCGGAACCAGGTGCGGCGGCGCCGGGAGCTGGACTTGGAGCCGAGCCTATCGGCGCGGTGCTCTCCCGCCTGCCGGGCTTCATCGCCTCGTCGCTTGGAAAGACGGCCGAGGATTGGTTGATCCAGGGTTTTGACCGGGACAGAACTGTGCCCGGAATGATGCGCTTGATGATGCGCGGCGCTGGCGATCCGTTGGCCGAAGGACGATCTATGGCGGCATCGCGGACGCCTTTCTTCGTTCCTTCGCTTGCGCCGGGTGCGGGCGGGGCGGCAGCCGGGATGGGAGGGATGCTTCCGCCGGGAATGCTTGGCAATCGGGGCGTGCTGGCGCCACTGGACTACAGCGGGCCGGAGTACGATTATTCTCGCCCTCGATTCGCAGTCCCGCCAGCCATCGACCCGGCCCTTGAAGAGCTACTTGCACCACCGGTCTTTGCGCCTCAATACTAATGCGCCATGCCGCGACTCATCGACTTTGGGGCACCCTACGGAACACGGGAGTTCCCGGACGGCACAGCCGATGAAGACATCGCTGCCGAGTACCGGCGGTTGACGGAGAGGCCCGCCGCGCCACCGCCCGTCACTCCCGAGCCAGGGCTGGAGGACTACTACAATCAGGCGACGAGGAGCTTAATCATCGGTGCCGCCAGGCAGCTTGCTTCGTTGCCCAAGGCAGCGGGAGCAATCGGCGCGGCCACCATGAAGGGCATCGGCTACGTGCCGGGCCTTGAAGCTGTGGGTAGGGCTGGTGATGAGTACCTCGCAAACCAAAGAGAGACCAGTGATACGTACCGGCTGGGTCAGCTCATTGAGAGTGTCGGAGAAGCTATTGCTCCAGCGGCGGCGCCGGAACTTCAGGAGTCCTTCATTGCAACGAAGGTGCCGGAGGCGGCGGGCAGTGGGCTGGGCTTTCTTTTGGGCGGCACCGGAGTGAGGCTGCTAAGGCGCGGGCTGACGAGCGCGGCAACCAGAAAGGCGGAGCAGGAGCTTCTTGAGGCGGCGGCAAAGAAAGGAGCTTCTCTCGGAACGAAGGCTCTTGCTGCGGTTTCAGAAGGCGCAGAGATTGGAACCCTTGGAGCTGTTTCGCAATTTCAATCGGAGTACGAGAAGGCGATCAATGCCGGGGCAGATCGAGACACAGCGTTGAAGGCTGGCGTACTCGGCCTGCCCATCGGTGCCACTGAGGCGATCCCGCTGAGCAACATGCTGCGGCGCCTTGACCGGTTCAGTGGTGGTGGCTTTACGCGCTACCTGCTCACGGCCGGCAAGGAAGCCTTCGAGGAAGGGCTTCAGGAAGCCGCACAGAATTTCGCGTCGAACGCGGTGGAGAAGGGGCTGTACAATGAGGCTAAGAGTCTCACCGACGATCTCATTCCGCAGGCGGGTGCGGGAGGAGCGGCGGGCTTCCTTCTCTCCACGTTGACGCAGGCGCTCGGAGCAAGGGTGCGTCGGGCGCGGAAAGGGCTAAGTGCCGATAGAGATGGAACGACAACTGGATCGACAGCTCAAACGCAAGAAGTACCGCCGGTGGTCCCCGGAGCGCAAGCGCCGGTACAAGTTCGGGGCGCTGAGGGCGGCGGGGTGGAATCCGCAACGCGAACGATTGAAGCGGCACTGAGGCCGTACGGCGTGGCGCCGTCCCAGCGGTTAACCATCGTTAACGATCCTGCGGATGCGGCTCCGGCGGCGCGGACGATCTTTGATGAGAACAATGTCTTTCAGAGGATCGAATTAAATCAAGCGAAGCTGCCGAACGCGGCGGAGATTCAGAAGAAGTTCGAGCATGAGGTTTCGCACGTCGCCTCGGATTCGGGGGCGCTGCGGGAAGTTCTCGATGTTCTCACCCCGCAGGAGCGCGGCGACATCGCCTTGGAAATGACGCGCCTTGGGTACCCTGAAGGCTCGCAGAATGAGTTCGATGCGCGCGGCACGGAGGCGCTGGTCTCCGCGTGGAACAACCGGACATGGTTCGGTCGGCTGGTGGGCCGCGTCACCGCATGGGCCAATGAAACCCTCGGCGTGAAGCTGAACCGGAGAGCGGCGGAGGCGATTGCGGTGAGAGCAACCGGAAGGTCCATCGAGCGGCTTCGCCAGTTGGCGGAAACCACGACTGCGCTTTCTGAAAGGGCTGAGGAGGCCAGGATCTATTCTGACCAAGAAATCGCTCAGCTCGCCAAAGACACGCCGCCACGGGCTTCACCATCTGACACTAGCACAGACTTTCCCCGCTTTGTTGTATGGCTGGAGTCTCCGATGCAGACAGTGCATGGCCAGACCAAGGCTGAGCTAAAAGCAAATCTCAAGGCTGCAAATAATCAGAGGATTGCCACCGAGGCGGTGGCGTCAGGGTCGCAGTTGAGACTTGGGGTCATACCACGGTGGGTTGGCGACACGCTGCGGCAGAGGCTGACCGAGGCCGATGCCCAAGGAGCGCCATTCAAGGTTGACATCAATGACGAATGGAATCGGCTGACCCCAGAGGAGCGGCAGCAACTACTGTCGCTCGGCTGGTCAGTGAGCCCGGACAGGAATAATCGCGTCCTGATTGGTCACACAACGGATGTTGGGCCAAACCGACTGCGTGAACGGGTCAGGCTTGCAAATCGGAGAGTCGAGGAGGCCAAAGCCGAACCACTGCCCGCCCCCATCCAAGGCGTGCAAGTCGCTGGAGCCGCAGCGCAGCTCGGGCGGGTCGCGGAGGAGGCTTACTCGAAGCGAGAGGCGGCGGGAACGCAGCTTGAACGACTGGCTTACGAGCGGCGGCAGTACAAGGCGGCGCGGGCGGAGCTGCGAAGGCTTACTGAACTGGCCACTGGCAGATTATTCCAGGAGGGGCTGAGCCTTGAGGATAATCCGGCGATGTTCCCGGACCCTGATGAGGGCGTTGGGATCGTGGATGGAGGGGTCGTCGTTGGCGATGAGTTCCTGAATAAGTTGCTGGTGGGAGGTGAAGCTCCAAACCCCGAGAACACCAAGGCGATGCAGGGCGAGGTTTACTTTGAGAAGGAGGCGCATCGGCTGAAGAACCTGCGGGGGCAGATCGATCTACTGCAACGGGCGATTACCTACTACGAGGCCCTCGGCGTGGAGGAGGCGGAGATTGCGAAGATTCAGGACCGCATCAATAAACTTTCGGCTCAGGCTACAGTCCTCAGCGAAGCGCAGTGGAACGGGAAAACCATGGGAGAACGAACGAATGAAATCGAAGCAGCGGAAGCGCAGCGACCGGGGCTTATCGCTCAACGGCAGGCTCTCGGACTTGGACCAGTCAGTGAGTTTTTTGGCCGGCAGGTTGGCGGGTATCGAGGTTTCCTTGAGAAGGCTCTACAGGGACATGCGATTTCGGAGGCTCTTAAAGCCTCAGCCACGAACCCGGAAGAACTCGCCAGACTCACCGAGGAAGCGAAAGGCTGGTTGACACTGCCGGAGGACGTGCGGCAGGCGATTCTTTCCGGGAAGGATCTCACCGACGAACAACGCGCATCGGCCTTCGCGCGGCTGGGCGAGGCGTTCGAGGATTTCGATATTCAGCGGGAGATGATGGTGGCGCTGAGAGACTCGCGGTCAACAGAGATTAATAAGGGCGTGGCGAGGTTAACGAGCGCCATTGCCGATACGAAGGTAAAAGAAGGCATGGCGGAGGTGTTGATTGCCGATGTGCTCGCGGCGTTGGATGGGGAGAGCGGAGGAACTGGAACGCTACAAAGCCAGGCCACGGCACAAGTGCTAAAGGAGCGCGTCACGGCGATTCGGAACTTTGCGCTGAAACTCGGGAGCAACTTGGAGACAAATGGAGCGTTGTTCGATTGGTTAACAAACCCTACGGCGCCGACTCCTGTTGTTAATGCCCAGCAGGCGGCCGCATTGGGCGTCGATGTGAACACCTTGGCGATGATTCTGGCCGAGGTGAAGAAGAGCCCGGCGTTTGGCTCGGCCGTGGTGACGCTGGTTAACTCGGCGGACAAGAAGCTCGCAAACTTACCGATTGTACAACTTGAACAGATTCAAAGCCTCTTACAACAGGGAGAAACGGAAGCGGCGAACGCGGCGGCGCAGGCGATGATTGTGAATGCGAAACAGAGAGCTTCGCTGGCCGCATCGTCGCAGCGGCAAAATCTGCGGGAACTTGAAGCCTTGGATATTGAACGTCAGGCCCTCGATGAGGGTGTTGCGATGTTCAATGAGCTGGCGGCGTCTCCGGAGTACCGTCAACTCCGGGATGCCGTCAGTAACTCTAAATGGGGTTTAACGGACCCGATGGACGTGGCGAACAATACGTCGCGGACGCTGCGGGCTTTTGGGGCGAAGGGACTGCCGTCGCATCCCGAGTTGAAACTCGGCGCCGGGGACAGTCCCGCGCTAAAGGCGGAGGATAATCTTCGGATTTGGAAATGGAGAAGGGCGGCGCAGGAACATCTCGATGCCTACGATGCGGCGGCGGCGCTCTATGAGTCGGACCCGCAAAACAATCCTTCGCCTTCATCGCTCGGCTTTGACCTGCCGACGATACGCGGGCTCAGGAATGCGGTGAGCCGGAGCGTTGCGGGTTCGGCCTTGGAGTTGAGCGTTCAAGATCCGGGTTCCCGCTGGAAGGTGCCGTGGTTGGTGCGGGTGATGAACAAGGCGTCGTGGTTCCGGCAGCATGATTTCGTGGCGAAGATGGTCGGCGGGAATGTCGGTGTGGATCTGCGTTCAAGGCTTGGGGATTGGATCAACCACTTTCTCATCGCAAGGTCGGTGAGTCAAAAATATCGGGACGTTCCGGCGCTTCGGCACGCGGCGATGAAATCTCACCCCGAGGTCCAGATGAACCAAGCGTTGTACCGGGAGTTCTGGAACGAATTGGCGCACTGGGGAAGAATCTTCGGCAGTCCGTTGCGTGTTGGATTTGTTCTGCCTGGGTCCGGCCGTGCCGTGACTGCCGAGGACTTGGCTTTGTTGAAGCGGGAAACCGAGTACGAGGAGGATCTGCGGCGGAATGTCACTGAGACAACGCCGGTCTTGGGTGTCCGGGTGAGGAAAGGAACAAGGGATCTGGTGCGGCCCGGTGCCTACGTCGGGGATCTCGGGCTGCCGAGGCACCTCAACCGTAAGGCGATTGCCTTCATCGCCCGCGTGCTGAGCGCGTACGGGGATGGTGGCGGCTTCGATGTTTCCACAGACCTCGGTGTGAGCAGCGCGAATCCGGTGGTCCAGTTTTGGAATCAGAGAACGAAGCAGCTCACGCAGCATGTGTTGGATTCAACGCGGCAGGATCGGGCGATGAGGTTAGATCCCATGATGGCGCAGGCGGAGCGGACGGCGGCGGCTGATTGGATGGTGAACGGGGTTCCGCCGATACAGTCCGTGGATGAACTCGTCACGGAACTCGTGAAACATTTCCCATCGGCGCCCGGCCTGAACATCCGGGAGCAGGTGGTGAAGGGGTTGAACAACGAACTCATGCAGTATCGGGATGCGGCGGCGCGCATTGAGTCGGACAAAGCCGAGAAAGATGCGGCGCGCACATCGAAGGTTCAGATTTCATTCACGGCGGACAATGAGTTTACCAGGCCGGCGGCGAATCTGGAGCTGCCTTCGGAGCTTTACGACTACGGGGCGCTTACGGATACGGACCACATCCTGATTCAGAGCCGGGCGAACCATGAAAGGATCGTTGCCTACGCCACGGCGGTGCAGCGGGCCAGGGCCGAACTTCAGCAGCGGTTGGAAGACCATCGCAACGGGGAAATGACCGAGAAGGAAGCATTCTTCGGCGGCACCGTGGAGGAGGCGAAGCAGGTTCTTGGATTGCTGGAGAAGATTCAGAACGATTTCGAGAACGCCTACAAAATGGGGAGTCCGGCGTTGACGCAGGGCGGATGGTTTCGGGAGGCCACCGGATTACTTACCTCCGCCGTCTTAGCCCTGCCGACGGTGAACCTGCGTAACATGGTACAAGGGCAAACAGAGGTGTACGCCATGAGCCGGGCGATGGGGATCGGCGGGGAGCGGATGATGTTCGGACAGGCGTTGCTTCAAATGCCGAAGACGTTAATCCGCTACGCGCTGCACATTGGGCATGGACTGGCGAAGCGGGCGGATCTTGGCCAGGCATTCCTGACGGGGCAGAACTATGACATTTTCAAAAAGCTCGTCGAAACGATTGCCGGGATACTTGGAAACCGGGATTTCAGGGCCTCAGCGGATCGCGTCCATGAGCTTGGCTTCGATACTCGGGACGGATTCCTTGAGAGAATGAGGCGGATTTGGCAGGCGAGCGCGGAGTCAACGCAGGTAGAGGAACTCGGAAAGACGAAGCTCCTTGGGCGGCAGGTTGGGAAGCTCCTCGGCGTTCCCCACAGTGCGTTGCGGGCGTTGTTCGATACGATTGGGGTGCAGGAATCAGACCTTACGATCAATGCCGCCCTGCTGACGTACGCGACGATGTTGGAGAAGAGACTTCAAGAGGTGGCGATAAACTACGGCGCCGAGAGGGAACGCCAAGGCTTAATGACGTTCGATCCGACGAATCCGGCGTGGATGTTAAAGCCTGATGAGTGGTCGGCGTTCAAGGGAGAGCAGGCGAACCGGGATTCGCTTGGGTTGTTCCGGTTGTTCATGGAGCAGGCAGCCTCGGCTGAGGGATTTCAACTGGAGAAGAATCTGTGGGAATACTATCAGAAGGCCAAGGCGGGGCCGGCAAGGTTATTCACAGACCGCCAGTTCGATGCGATGCAGAGAGGATTACTCGCTCAATTCAATGCTTCGACACCTGCGAATCGAAGTTCTGCGGCGGCCGGAAACAACGTTATTCGGAACTTGTTAACACTCCAAGGGTACGTCTCGGACGGGATGCTGAAGCTCATCAATGTCTTCATGGGCGGTTCGAGGGATAGGACTGCAATCGCCACGATTATGGCGAAGCTGCCGGTGCTCGGCGGGCTTGCGTTGATGTCGGTGCTCATCGGCTACGTGGTGGGGGCATTGACCGGGGAGTGGGAGAAGCGGGTGAGGGGGCGGGCGCCGTCGTTGCCGACACCTTTGGATGGGGACTTCTACACCTCCTTGAAGCGATGGGGCGATGGGACGGCGAGGCTGTCGCTGGCGCAGTTGTTTTACCTCGGCGATTTGATACTGGCGATACGCGGGGAGGTCTCCGGGAATCGGGGTTTTGATCCTGTGGGACGGGTGTTCCCGATCTCCATCGCCCAAAGGGCTCTTGGCGCGCTGAGGGGCATGTTTGTCACCCAAGGTAGCGTTAGGGACAAACTCACGCCCTGGGCGGATATGGGCCGCAGCTTGGTGCCTTGGGTTACAGAGTTAGAAAATGCCTTTGGCCAGAGCGTCGGGGCGATAAAGCAGGGGCAGCGCATCATCATGGGAGAAGCGCAGGTGCAAGACCTCCTGCCGGAGCGCCGGGCGCAGCCGTTCACTGGGCCGCAGTATGGGCCGACGACCGTGGTGCGCCGGAATCTCACCGATGCGGTATCGAGATTTTGGGAGAAACAACAGGCCGGAGATTCGGCTGGCGCGGCTCAGGCGCTGGAGAACGCCAAGGTTGAACTCAAGAAGTTGGAGGATTACTACACGGCGAAGTACGTGAAGGGCGGCGCAACTCCCGAGGCGGCGGTTTACAAGGCGCGGCAAGACCTCTGGCGGGATTATCAGGAGCTGAACCCGGCGGTGGCTGGGATGCTGGGCAAGCGGCCGACGAAGGCCGAGTGGGATTCGATTCGCGGGGCGATTACCGGAGACCGGGCCAAGGCTGTGGATGCCGGTATCGCGGCTTGGCAGGCGGGGGCGCGGGAGCTTTTTGGCCGGGCGGCGCCGATAACGCGGGAGGATGTGGCGGCGAGTCGAGGTGGTGGTGGCGGGTTCAGGGGCGGGTTGGCTGGAGTTCCATCCATGATTCCGAGAGGGAGACGAATCGGTGTGGGTGGGATACGCGGCGTTGGTGGGGTACGTCCGGTTTCCTTCCGCCGACCGAGGATTTCAGCGGGGCGGGTTCCTTCGGTGCGGGTGCCGGGTCTGCGGAGACGGCGGATTGGAGTGGGGCGGATACGCAGACCGAGACTGCGAAGGCTCGCCGGGCCGCGCATCCGGACCCCGAGGATTTCGCCGGGGCGCAGGCGGCTTGGGCTTGCGCGGAGAAGGAGACGGAGGCAGGCTGCGGGCGTTTAGCAATGTTCCCCACATTGGACAGATTCATTGCGGAACGGCATTTCGATCCCGATCCAGAGTACGTAGATGTCCGGCCGGATGACTACAAGCCAGAGCCGGAAAACATCCACGTCGATAACTCTTGGATTGGACTCAGGTCATTGGAGAACGCGATCCGAAACGGAGAGCTAGACGGAATTCTAAGGACGCTGGACTTCCGCGACCGTTGTCAGAAGTTTCCAGCCGCGTCTAGGGAATGGATAAAAGATGCAAAGAGAACCGCGTTGGCTCGGATGCGCGACAGGGAGAGCAAGCGCCTTGGCAAGGAGAGGGCAGCCAGAAAAAAAGCTGAGGCGCAATGGAAGAGGCAGCAGGCAAGGAATGATGTCGAACGGCAAGAACGGGCAAGACTTGACGAGGAGGATACGAAGCGGCGGTATGCAGAATGGCTGGCAAAGAAGCGCGAAGAGCGCAGACTCCATGAAGAACTTCAGGCTTGGCCGCCTTGCCCTACTTGCCAGTCCAGAGTGCGGCCACCGATGCCAGACCCGCAGCAATGCTTGTGCGGAGGCGTAAAATTCCTGACTCAAGGCTGCGTTAAGTGTGGCTATTGGGTTATCGTGACTCCAGAAGGACTACGGTGCAACACTTGTGGCCACCCACATTGAAACTCGTCTCCATCGGGCTGCATGACCTTCTCCCAGATCCAAAAGTCCGTCGAGTCGATACCGCACAATTTCGTCGTGCAGCAAGTCGCATATTCGCAAGGCCCTACTCAACCCACGTTTGTAGGTTTTCGGTCCCGGAGGCCACGCATCTTCAACATCACGGACTTTTTCATGGAGTTGTTTGCGGCGCGATGATTTCATGGCGGAGATGGTAACACTGGCATTTACGATTAGCAGCTATAGATTATGCGACTTCGTTCACCTCGGGCTCAAGCAGCTTCGGAAGCTCACTCCGGAATCGCCGATACTGGTGAGCGATGATGTGAGCCCGGAGAGTCGAGGGATAGCATCGCACGCAAGTCAGCACTGCGCGCAGTACCTGCCAACGCGGATACGCAAGGGACACTTCAGTGGGGATTTCCAATCGCTCGTCAACGCGCTGGTCTTCGCTGAGAGTCAAGGCGCGGACGTGGCAGTGAAAGTTTCCCAGCGATTCATCTTCCGAAAGCCGGAGAGCATTGATGTAATACGAAAAACCTTCAGCGACCCGAACATCATGGTCGCGACACCGGGGCAGATGTCGTACGTCAACGGACATGCCAGCAAGGCGTCGAGGAGCTTCGCGTTATTCAGCATTCTCTCCGACGTGGTGATGATCCGTGTGGGTAGCATCTCGGCGCAGGAACTCCTGGAGATGTACCGCCATCGCCTGAGAACAGAGACTGTCCAATGGGCTGCGTTCATCGAGGCGGCAGTGGACGATCTTCACAGCCGAAAGTTTCCGGGGCGGACGGCGAAGATTCAGGAGTTGACGAACCCGGTAGATCCGGCTGACCCGATATACTTACGACGGCACCAGCACAGCTCGGAGGATTACAAGAATCTGGGGAGTGAACACGGAATTGGCGGGGCGTTTGACTGTCGAGAGTGGGGCGCTATTGAATTGCGTCGCTACCTGTGCAAGCCAAGGGTGGTTTAATGGGCTGTGGTTGACTTTCGACTACGACTCGATGGTTGCAGCCAAAGCATGTGTGAAGCTCCAAGCTGACCGGACCAGCCATGTTCGATCCCAGCAGCATCGCGTCAATCACGCCATGATCTCCGCCTTGGACAACGTGCGTCCGCCGCTGCATCTGATGTCCACATTTTCCGCAAAGCATGGCGGATGTTGTTGGAAATCGCTTTGCAAAGCAAGGTCGGCGTGAAAGTCTACGCCCATGGCTGCGCTCCTGCAAGAATTCACCAGCACCGGTTCAAAACTCTTCTGGCACCAGGAGGCGATGCAGAAGCTGAGGGATGGAAAAGGGATGCCGATTATCACGCATCTCATGCCCACGGACGTTTGCAATTTCAAGTGCGCGTTCTGCTCAGTACAGCACAGGGCCGGCGACTCGCTGAAGATGCTGGAGATTCAGGACTATCTCACGCAACTTGTGGACTTGGGATTGAAGGCCGTAATCCTGAGTGGAGGAGGGAACCCCCTCCTTTTTCGAGATGGCAAGCACGATTTCAATTCGCTTGTTGAGTACATCTACGGGCTTGGTCTGGAGATCGGACTAATCACGAACGGGATGCCGCTCGTCGATTACGCCTCCGGGATTCGCCCGCCAGATTTTGAGACTCGTAAAACTTGGAAAGGCATCCGCCCGTCAACGCTGGACATGCTGAAGTGGGTGAGGATTTCTCTCGCCGGCTGGGATCATCTGCAGGACCGCTGCGACACGCCAGACCTTGATCCGTCGAAGACCACGCTCGGAGGCTCGTACGTTCTGCACGACATCTACGATGAGCCGGCCGACAAGAAGCATGGGCGAGTTTCAACCCAGGAGGATGTGCTGACTCCGAACGGCCGAGTCCAGTATGGCACTGACCGGCTGCCGAGGCTCAAGGAACAGATGAAGGAGTGGGTGGATCGTTACAAGCCAAGTTATGTGCGCCTGTTGCCGAACTGTCTGGAGCCAGAGTTGATCCCGGAGCGCGCTCGGATTCTTCAGGAGTTGGCTAATGAACTCGGGCCTGAGACATTTTTCGTCCAAGTGAAGCCGCCAAGGCAGCCGCATCGTTGCCTCAAAGGCTACCCTCACCCGGTCGCAAACTGTGACGGCTGGGTGTACCCGTGCGACAGTGTTGTGCTGAACCGCAGTGCTCACCACAGATTTGGATCGGCGTGGCGGATCTGTCGGATGCGGGACATCACCAAGTTCTACTCGGAACCCATCAGGCCGAATGTCTCGAACACCATCTGCCCTGGATGCGTTTTCAGCGACCAGGTGGACTTGATCTCAAAGATTGCTGATGGAATGCCAGCGCCACTACCTGATGGGCCGCCTCCGCTACACGTCAACTTCACCTGAAATGCAATCGCCCTACACCATGCAATCGCCCTACACCGAGGACTACTTTCTTCGCGGAGCTTCGTTGGGCCTCTCCAACTACACCGATTACAGGTGGCTTGAGGAGCGCACGATGGCGCACGCTCGGCGGTTGATCGAAGTGCTCGGCATCGAGAAGAACGACACCGTTCTCGATTGGGGCTGCGCGCGCGGCTACACCGTGAAGGCACTGCGGCGGTTGGGCATCAACGCTTGGGGTTACGATACCTCTGAGTGGGCCGTGCAGAACTGCGATCCAGAGATCAAAGAGTTCGTGCATCAAAAGTTTCCAGTGACGATGGGCGATCCTTCGCAGTTCGATCACGTCTTGGTGAAAGACGTGGCTGAACATCTCGAACCAGTAGAGCTGATACAGATGGCTCACTGTCTCCTGGACGCAACGGCGAGAATTTCCATCTTCATCATGGTTCCCCTCACGGAGCGCGTCGGCGGCCAGTACGTTCGCAAAGAGGACGACATGGACGTGACGCACAAAATCCGCTGGCCGCTGGAAGACTGGATGGATTTCTTCCGGCGAAGGATTCCAGGAGAATCCTGGGTGCTGACGGGTAGCTGGCATGTGCCAGGTTTGAAGCCAACGTCCCTGAGCCACCCAAAATCCTGCGGCTTTATAGTGCTGGCAAAGGCTTGATCGCGGCTACCTCCGCACTGAACGCCCGCCGATTCATAACCTGCCGGATGCACGGGAAGACTTCGTGCTCGCAGTACCGGCCAGAGTAATACGCGACCTGTTTATCCAGGTTGATGATGTTCGCCATCAGGAATCCGGCTTGCACAAGAAGGCATATCAAGGAGGTAGCTGTAAGCACTTGTCTGTGCTCCCGGTGAAACAGCGCGTAGCTCATAAAGTCCGGCTGCCACTTGTCATGGATGGGCTCGCCGAACAACTCCACCGCGTTCTCGGGCCTGTCCCTGTCGTGGACGGAGAGGAAATAGTTCGCATCAGGAACCGAGACGACGAGTAGTCCGCCGGGCTTGAGGATGCGGCGGCAGTCTTCTAAAACTTCAACCGCTTGATTGCAATCGAGGTGCTCAAGCACATGACTGCAAAGCAGCCCATCGAATTCAGCATCAGGGAATGGCATCGTGTCGCCCGGATCAAGATTGCGCGCCAAATCGTATTCGACGTATCTTGGCTCCTTGTCGAGGTTCGCGCGCTCGGGCGTGCCTTCCTTCAGGAAGTCCTTCAGGTGATCGAGGTTGGTCCAGTGCTCGTCTTGGGGCCTGTTGCCTCCGCAGCCTACGTTGAGGAGTTTCATTGGTTCGTTTTCAAGGCCGAGAAATAAATCACTGATGGTCATGCGCAGTGTTTCTCAATTTGCTGGAAAATATGGGCCGTGAGGTTCTCGTTCAAAGCGAACCGGCCGGGCTTAATCCACTGGTCGTAGAGGGCGCGGGCGTTGGCGGAGATTGCATTGTAACTATCCTCCCCGAAGTAGATATCTCTGAAGATGTACATATCTGGAAGCCAAGCAAGATCCTTCTTATAGGAAATGTAATGCTCACAGTCGAGCATCTGCGGGAAGAACTCCTGATCGCGGGTTCGCATCGGCAGCAAGTTGATACACCCCACCGCCGCCGCGTCCCAGAACCGTTGCGCTGCGTAGATGGAGAACAGCCACTTCAGGTCGGAGGTGAAGGTGATGCGCGCCAGCATTTCCTGGTGGTCTTTGGCGGGGAGCCACTG